GGCTTATGGCTATCGTCACCGACAGGAATGGCAAGTATTGGCTACTTGGGCGATATAACGGCATTGACATAACCGGAGGCACTGCGCAGACAGGTACGGCGATGGGTGACCGGAATGGGTACGAGATGACGTTTACAGGCATGGAGGAATTGCCATGCAGCGAGGTCAGCTCGTCGATAATTTCTGCCTTGACCAGCGGAACGCAGATTACTGGCGGTTCGTAACTTCACAGCGTGTATTGGTTGGAAGCCCTGCGTGTTGGTTCGCAGGGCTTTTTTTTTGCTTAGCTTTGTGATATGCGAGTGTGCATCGTTTACAACCAACACCCAACCGGCTGCAGCTATTACCGGCTGGAGATGCCATCAAGCCGAGTGCATGAGATGTTTGGCGAGGAGGCGGAGTTTGTCAGCATTGCCGACGTGCGCACCATGAGCGCCGAAGAGCTGAGGACGATTGACGTTTTTTTGTACAACCGAACTTGGGTGGCAGGACCATTGGATGCGGTCAAGCCTGTTGCTGACATTCTGCGGCAGTACGGGGCGAAGATTATTTTAGACATGGACGACTACTGGCATTTAGGCACTGGTCATTCGTTTTACAAGCACTACCTTGACACGAAGATGCCAGCGGTAATTGCCGAACACATCAGGCTGGCGGATGCGATTATTACGACCACGACCTACCTGCGGGATGAGCTTCTGAAGCTGAACAGCAACGTGACAATCTGCGAGAATGTTCCGCACCTGTTGTACGAGCAATACAAGCCAAACCCGACGCAGAGCGACAGGGTGCGCTTCGGTTACTTCGGTGCTGCTCAGCACACAGAGGACGTGGCGTTGCTTGAGCTGCCGTTGTCGCGCCTGTGCGACGATCACACGCTGGAGGGGCGGTATATGCTTTACCTTGCTGGCTGGAACGACAACAATCCGATTTACCAACAGTACGAGCAGGTGTTCAGCAACCGGGGCAAGAACAACAACTACGGACGTATCAAGGCGGCAGACATATACAGCTACGTCGGTGGTTACAACTTTGTGGACGTGGCGCTTGCTCCGCTGCGCGACAACAAGTTTAACCGGCTGAAGTCGGAGCTGAAGGTGACGGAGGCGGCGTGGATGAACAAGGCCATCATCGCCAGCAATGTGTGTATGTACGCTGATTGCATTCAGGATGGATGGGATGGAGTTTTGGTTGACGAGAAGCAGCCGAAGAAGTGGTATAAGGCGATGAAGGCAATGATTAACGAGCCGGCGATGGTGCGGGAGATGGCAGACAGGCTGACAGCCAAGATGCAGGCGCGCTTTGATATTGACAATATAACGCGGCGGCGCTTCAATTTGTACAAAAACGTCGCTCGTGATATTTACACAAAAGAACTGTATGCTTTACCTGAAGGCAAACCAAAGCAACACGATAGTACTGACGGTAACGGAGAGGTCCGTGAGTGCCACGACTTACCGATTGCGGCTGACCAACCTTGCAACGCTTGACACTACCGACGTGACCATTGCGGCTTCGGCCAACCTGTCCAGCTACACCGACCGCTTCGACAAATTTACAATATCACTGGGAGCAGTTGACAAGGGGCAGTATCGCTATGATGTGGTGCAGAATCCTTCGGGCAGTGCCAAGGTGGTAGAAACCGGGCTGGCGATGGTTGAAACGACCGAGGGCAGCTTCACCAGCACAACCAATTCAATTGACTACGTTAGTTACAACTTATGAGTACAAATTTGAAATTCAGTTTCATCCCGCAGGTTGATTATCGATACCCGCTGATGCTGCAGTCGAAGGCCAACGACCTGTACACCTTTGGCGAGATGAACGACTACCCGTACTATCTGCTCGACATTTACAAGAAGTCAGCCAAGCACAACGCCATCATCAACGGCAAGTGTAACTACATCAGCGGCAAAGGCTGGGCAGTCGATGCGGATAAGACCACCGTTGCGCAACAGGCAAAGGCGGAGGCGTTTATGGCTGACGTCAATGAGGACGACGACCTCGACGATTTAACTCAAAAGTTTGTGCTGGACCTTGAGCTGTTTAACGGCTTCGCACTGGCGGTAACGTGGAACAGGGGCGGTGGCATTGCGTACCTTGAGCATGTGCCATTCGAGAAGGTGCGAGTGTCGCTGGATGACAGTATGTTCCTGATTGCGGACTGGTACGATGAGCGGATGGTCCGCCAGTACCCGAAGGGAGCGGAAGTTGAGCGGATGCCGAAGTTTGATCCGAAGAACCGCGTGGGCAAACAGCTATTTTACTACCGGCACTATGCAGCCGGGGTAAAGCACTACCCGCTGCCAAACTACCAAGGCGCGCTGGCGTATATTGAGTGCGACGTTGAGATTGCCAAGTTTCACATCAGCAACATCCGCAATCAGTTTTGGGGCGGGCAGATGATAAACTTTGCCGATGGCATACCTACGGACGAAGAGAAGCAGGAGATTGAGCGGCAGATGCGCAACAAGTTTTCCGGCGCAAACAATGCCGGGCGGTTTGTGCTGACCTTCAGCACGGCAAAAGAAAACGCACCGACAATTCAGTCGCTAACGCCGAGCGACCTTGACAAGCAGTTTGACCTGCTCAACAAGCAAATTCAAGAGGAGATTTTTGTCGCTCACAACGTCACGTCACCAATGTTGTTTGGCATCAGAACCGAGGGGCAGCTCGGAGGACGCAAGGAGCTGGCGGAGGCGTTTGAGCTGTTCAAAAACACCTACATCATGAATCGGGTGCTGATTGTCGAGCGGATGATAAACTACCTGACCAGCTTCAACGGCTTTGAGTGCCTGTACTTGCAGCCGTTTGATCCGATTACTGAACAGCTTTCGGAGCAAGCGCTGATGCAGATTTTGACGCAGGACGAATTACGCGAAAAGGCGGGCTATGAGCCTATCGAAAAGCAGGAGGCAGCAACACCCACGGCAGAGGGCGATGTGTCTGTAGAAGCGACCGCAAGCGTAAATGAGGCCATTCGCACGTTGAGCGGCAGGCAGTACCAAAACCTGATGCGGATTGTGCGCCATTACTCGCAGGGGAAAGTCACGCTGGAGCAGGCGAGGACGATGTTGACGGCTGGCTTTGGCTTGGATGCGTCGCAGGTGGACCAGCTGTTGGGGGTGAAGGAGCAGGCGTTTGAGAGCGAGGCGGATGAGATGGACTTTCTTGCGAACATCGGGCAACAGTTTGGCGAGCTTCGTGAGGACTTTGAGGTGTTGCAGGAGCGTGAGCTTGACTTCAACGAATACGGCGAAGCGGAGTTTTTTATGCAGTTTGCACTGAGCGAGGACGAGAAAGAGCTTGACGAGCGGATTATTAAGTACAGGCGGAAGCGACAGGACGCCACTGTCGAGGAGATGGCCAAGGAGTTTGGTGTAAGCAAGGCGCGCATCCGCAAGCGCATCCAGTACCTGTTGCAGGTCAACAAGTACCCGCTAAAGCGTGGTATTGACGAGGCGACCAAAGAAGAGAAGGTCCCTGAGCCTGTGGTGGAGGTGCGCTACCGATATGACTGGCGACCGGAGTACCGCAGCCTGAGCAAGGCGGATGGCTACGATAAGAGCCGCAAGTTTTGTCAGGTTATGATGGACTTGAGCGCAACAAGGCTGTACACACGCGACGATATTAACCAGCTGACGGCGCTGATGGGCTACAGCGTGTGGGAGCGCAGAGGCGGCTGGTTTACGCTGCCCAGCGGACTGCACAGGCCAAGCTGTCGCCATATGTGGGTGCAGCAGCTTGTAATGAAAAAGGGCAAAGAAGTTTCAAAAATCGTAGAATGAGCAAGGCACTATTTATAAGCGAAAATACGCTGATTGAAAACAGCGTAATAACCGAGAACGTCAGTTATACGCAGATACGTCCGACGTTGGTCAAAGTGCAGGAGATGCACATCCAGCCAGCGGTCGGCTCGGCACTATACGATGAGCTGGTGACGCAGGTAATTGCAGGCACGCTGTCGGCAAACAACACTACGCTCGTGCAGACGTACATTCAGCCTGCCATCATTCAGTGGATGTACTTCGAGTTGCCGATGGTGCTGGCATTCAAATTTATGAACAAAGGCATGGACCGCAGGAACAGCACTGAAAGCCAGTCGATGAGTGAGCGGGAGATTACGAGGTTGATGGACAAAAGCCGGGATGATGCAGAGTGGTACACTGAGCGCATCACGCGCTATTTGCAGGAGAACCACACGCTGTTCCCGCTGTTTGACAACCCACCAACAGCCATTGACACGATTTACCCGGCGAACAGCTCCTACCAAACCGGTATGGTATTGGGCAGGCGTGGGCGCTATCGTGATCCGCTTGACTACCCGGAGAATAGACGCAACTACTTTTGATGGCTCACTCGAAAAACATAAACAAATTAAAGCAGTACTATGAGCAGTTGGGTAACAGTCAAAAACGACCTGATAGCTTTTGCAGAGTCGCACCTTCAGCTGAACGCTGTGGGCTTCGGCGATCCGCTGGCCATCGGGACCGACAACACAATCAACCTACGGACAACCGACAGGGATAGGGTGGTTTACCCGCTGCTGTTCGTTGATGCGCAGAGTGCGTCGATGCCGATGGGATCGACCAACCTGACCATCAGCGTGCTGGTTATGGACAGGGTTGCCGACCTGCGTGGCTTGGATTCAACTGTAACCGGGAGCGTGGTGTACAGGTGGACAGATAACGAGGACGAGGTGCTGAGCGACACGCTCAGAATTATGCAGGACTTCGTGGCGGACTTTACTGATGATCCGGCGAAGGACTACACCATCATCGGCTCGGTGAGTGCGACAAGATTCGTGGAGGCGCGGGATGACAAGGTAGCAGGGTGGCAGGCAACGGTGGTGCTGGAGCTGCCGTTCAGCAGGAACGTTTGTCAGATTCCGACAAGCTGAGCAGGCAGCGGTTGTTGCATAGAAATAGGCAAAATGATATTTGTAATTAAAATCACAAACAATGAATGTAGGACAACAACTTGACGCTTTACTTGGTCGTGGCGTCGTGATGGAGTGCGTAACTGGATCGGTAAGTGGGAAAACGTATGATGCGCTAATTGTCAACGCTTCGTGCAGTTTTAGCACACTCACAGGTGAGGGAGGGACTAACTTGCTGACGACTTTAGGGCTAACCAGTATCACCGTTATGACTGGAATGATTATCTGCGGCAACAATGGCCAGCGCATAACTGCGGTGACGCCAGTCGGGGGCAACTGCTTTGCCTATACCTTTCAAAACGTTCCTTTGCAAAGCGCTGTCTGATGGCTTTAGGACTTGGCTACGGATTGCCTTTCGCTGTGAAGCGACCTGTCAGCCAATATTTGGAGGACATGGCGGATGCTGCGGAGCGCGCTGCCGCTGATGGCGCAACGCGCGAGGCAGCCAACAATTGTTTGGACGCGCGCGGCTTGACCATTATGCAGAAGGTGCAAACGCAACCATCAATTTTGGTTGTTCCGCAGCTTTACAAAGCCGGAGTGCTTTACGAGCAGCTGCCAAGCACACGCACTAATTACCTGCCCAACAACTCGATGGCTGGGGCGACAGGCAGCGTGTTGCCGACTACATGGGCATCGGGAGCTATCCCTGCTGGCTTAACCTTTTCGGTAGGCGCAAGTGGTCAGGCAACGGCTAATGATGGCACGCTCGTCAATTATGTAGATGTAAGCGTCAGCGGAACGGCAACTGCCAGTGGTACGTTCAACCTGTTTTTTTCTGCGGCAACAGGCGCAGTGACTGCGACTACTGGCCAAACATATACGTTATCAGCCTACGCAACCTGCATCAGTGGTGACATCACGACGCCTGCAATGGTTTTGCAGGTTCAGGAGGTGAGTGGTTCAACTTTTCAGGCGGGAACATCGACAAATATTGCATTGGCAAGCGGTGCGCCATTGCAGAGAGTTTCGGCGGTTAGAACGTTTAATCAAAGTGGAGTGACTGCGGCGAGAGGGCGCATTGGCCACCCGATTGTCAGCGGCACGACGTACAGCTACACTATACGGATTGCATCGCCGCAGCTTGAGCGGCTTGGCGTAGCTACGCCTATGATTGCCACCTCGACAGGCGCTGTCACCCGACTGAATGAATCTACAAATATCGTTGGGCTTCCTCCTGACTTCACCGTCAGCCGCAACACAACGGCGACGCGCGTAAATAGCAGCGGGTTGATTGAAAGCGTCGCATCGGGAGTGCCGCGCATCGACTGGCTGGGGCAGTCGTGTCCCGGCTTGTTGGTGGAGGCGAGTGGGCAGAATCAAGCCTTGTGGAGTCGCGATCTATCGGTGAGTGGCACGTGGGCGGAAAGTGGTATCACGGCAGTACGCAACGCCGTTGGCGCTGATGGGACTGCATCAGGAGCAACGACGCTAACGGCTACGGCGGCAAGTGCGACGATAACGCAAAACATATCGCACGCCTCGCAGTCGCGTATTTTCTCGGCCTACATGCGTAGAGTTTCAGGGACTGGTCAAATTCAGCTCACCACAAACGGCGGCACAAATTGGCAGACCGTAACGTTGACAAGTGCGTTTGCTCCGTTTAATAGTGGCGCGCAAACCGTGGCATCGGGGCAGGTAGGAATACGCATGATTGCAAGTGGTGATGTTATCGAAGTCGATTTCACGCAGGCAGAAGTTGGCCCTATTGCTACATCACCAATAACCACAACATCAGGCACAGCCAGCCGTGCCGCCGACGTCATCAGCGCATCGGGTGCGCTCGTGAGTGGCTTGATAGGCCAAACGGAGGGGACGATGTATGCGGAGGTGGATATTCGGAACATGGCCAAAGAAACATACATCATCCGCATAGATGACGGAGCAACTGCCAATAGCATTACCTTACGAACATTGACAAGTAATGTTATAAGAACGGCTATTACCGCTCCAACAACATCGGGAACGATTAACATATCAAGTGCAGCTTTCACTGCTGGAATAATCAAAATCGCTTTTGCCTACAAGTCAGGTGAAATTGCCTTGAGCGTAAATGGCGCAACGCCTTTAACGGCAAATGGGACATTCGCTTTCGGTGCGTCTTTTAATAGAATAACACTCGGTAGCAACCAGTCTCCAAGCAGCGAGTTCAACGACCGCATCCGCGCCGCTGCCCTCTACACCACGCGGCTATCTAACGACCAACTTGCCGAATTAACCCGACTATAAATGCCGACCTTCCGCAAATACGCCTTCCCCAACGAGGCGACATATACCGCGCTACCAGAGCCGCAAGGCTTCGCAGTGCCGCTGGGCAACATCGAGGGCGCGTACTGCGTCGACATTCTTTGGGATGCAGAGCCTGAACCTGCCTACCTGAACTACACGGTATGGCCTGAGCCGATTGGCGCACACTGCTTTGCAGGATGGGAGGGGCAATACGAAAAGGACTATAACAACAGCAAACAATGGTAGAATTACTGAAATCACTCGGCATCAATCTGGGCTTGACGCTTGCGGGCTTTTTTGGCTCGCTCCTGCTACTTCCTCGGCAGAAGAACTGGAAGATGCAGCTAATCGCCGTCCTATCCGGCACGCTGTCTGCAACCTACATCGCGCCTGTAATCATCGGCATCCTCAATATACAAGCGCCGAACATTGAGTACGGCCTCGCATTTATCGTCGGTTTTTCAGGTGTCAAGATTACGGAGGTGCTGGAAGTTCGGATAATGAAGCTGCTCAAAAGCACACCGAACAACCAATGACACACGAACAGTTTTTGAAGGTGGCGTTAAGCTATCAGAAGCAGAGGCAGATGATTGAAAACGCCTACAAGGCTGGCGTCAACCTTATTGATTTCTGCGATGATTACGAAGCATGCATCGAGGTATTGCTTGAAGATGCCTTTGGCAATGAAGGACTCGGCTGGTGGAATTGGTACTGTCACGAAGCTAAATTCGGTACACGGTCCTACACCGATGCTGATGGCAAGCCAACGTGGGGGGCGCATGATGCTGATGGCCAGCCAATTTGCTATTCGTGGGATACGCTTTTTGACGAATTGCAGAAGAACCAACCAAATGAATAACCATGAAAATAACCCGACATGCAGCGAATGTTCACACGTTTGACTGTGAGGGGAAAGAGGCGGAGTTTTTGCTCATCAGCGACCTGCACTGGGACAACCCAAAGTGCGACCGTGAGCTGCTGAGTAAGCATCTGAAGGAAGCTGTCGAGCGCAACGCTTACATCATCATCAACGGCGACTTCTTCTGCCTCATGCAGGGCAGAGCCGATCCTCGCCGGGCAAAGAATGAAATAAGACCGGAACACAACCAAGGCAACTACCTGCAAGCTGTTGTGAATGATGCAGTGCAGTGGTTCAAACCATACGCCAAGCATATTGCCCTCATCGGGTACGGCAACCACGAAACCAGCGTGATTCGGAATGTTGAGTTTGATGCCCTGCAGATGTTCGTCACCTTGCTCAACCACGAGTGCGGCACTGTTGTTCAGACTGGTGGCTACGGCGGCGCGATACTGTTTGGCTTTTCGCACATCCCAAACATTACCAATCGCACGCGATTTGCGATGCACTACTTCCACGGCTCAGGCGGGGGTGGTCCTGTGACTAAAGGCGTCATTCAGGACCAGCGGATTATGGCGATGGTTGAGGGCTACGACTGTACGTGGCAAGGACACGTTCACGAGCTGTATCACCACATCAACATCATCACCTACCTGAACCGCAACGACTACATGATGCGGCAGAGGCCGTTGCATCAGATACGCACTGCAACCTACAAAGAGGAGTACGATGGCGGTATTGGTGGCTTCCACGTTGAGCGGGGCAGACCACCGAAGCCGTTGGGCGGGTATTGGATGAAGCTGAAGTTGGTGAAGATAAAAAACGGCAAAATAGAAACCCGTGTTGTTGAGGCGAAGTTTACAACGACCGGTACCCGATGAGGTGCAGTTAGGTGAAGATACCGACATTTGTACCTTATGGGGTGCAAATCGAAATCATTTGCGAAAGGTATTAGATTACGCTACCCTGCGCAAAAAATTACACTGTGATATTTAATTTTGTAACGATATGAGAACGATTAAATACCTTGTAGTTCATTGCACAGCTACGCCACACGTCACCAGTGTTGACGCAATCCGCCGATACTGGCGTGAACACCTGAAGTGGAAGTCACCGGGCTACCACAAGGTCATTAAGGCCAACGGCGAGGTGGTGACGCTCGCTCCTGATGAACAGGTGTGCAATGGCGTGGCTGGCTTTAACAGCGCCAGCCTTCACGTCAGCTACATCGGTGGAGTGGACAGCACAGGCAAGGGCGTTGACAATCGCACGCAAGGCCAAAAAGACGCACTCAGTCAGGTCCTGCACGAGTGGCGGGCGAAGTACCCGACCGCGAAGATTCAGGGCCACAGGGACTTTCCTAAGGTCGCAAAAGCCTGTCCGTGTTTCAATGCCATTCCGGAGTATAGTCATATTTAGTTTGCTGCTTCTTGGCTGTTGCCGGAAGCCTGCTGAGGTCATTCGCACGCAGGCGATTGTGCATACCGACAGGCAGATTGTAACCGCTGGCAGCCTGACCGAATTAACGCTGCCTGACCTGTGCGACAGCGCTGGAATCGTCCGCCGCTTCGCCTTGCGTGATAGCGCAAAAACAAGCGTTTTAAGCGTACAAAATTCAGGTAGTGGTATTGTGATAAGGCTGCGCAGAGATACGGTCGTACAGCGGTTCGTAGAGCGCGACACGACCATTGTTGAGCGCACGGTGTACGTGCAACCGAAGAAGCGCAAAAGTGCGTGGCCGGTCCTGTTGGTGGGGGCGATTTTGGGGCTGGTCGTAAGCGTGGTAATCTTCGCGCGGCTGAGGTAGTCGCCAAAAATCAACGCTTCAAAATATGGTGTGTTGGACAAGTTTTGTCCACAAGTACGTTTGCGCGCTGGAAACGCAGAAAAAAAAATAAAAAAATATTTGGATGGTATATATATATTTATGCATATTTGCATATACCAATTCCGGTACAACTTAAACCAAACACACAATGAACACAAATCTTTTTTCCCAAGTTGCCACAGGCCAAACACCAATCGAAAGTCTTATTGGCACATTCATCAATCGTTATCATTATACCGACATTAACCCTATCGGTCAGGTAATCGGAGTCAAGGGTACAAAAACGTTGATTATTCGCCGAGTAATCGCTGAAAAAATGACTGCAAAATTAGAATGGGCGGCTGGCGGTTTTGCCGGTGTATGCTTGAATCAACACCAACAAGAGTGGCAATTTGAAATAACCGACGAGGTTTTCGATGTCAAAGTATCCAAGCAAAATGCGCGTTCGATTCAAGCAGACAATGAACCTGTCAAATACTACGATTACAATTTTTAACCAACACGAGGGGCGCGGCTCGACAACGCGCATTCTTTAACCAACCTAAACCAAACCAACTATGTACAAGCGATCATTCAAAGGCTACTATGCCGACCTTACTCCGGAGCAACGTGCCGCAAAAGAGCTGGCACGCAAAGAGCGCGAGAGAGCCGCATTCGAGCGCAAGTGGGCTGCTATGGAAAAACAGCGCGCGAAATCCAAATTTGACTACGCCACGG